GTGGCTTTGCTAAAAGAAAAAATAAAAAGTAAGCACCTAATTTGACTGGCCTACCCATCCCCCTCCAACAAGGCTACGGTGGCCCCAGTAAGGAAGACTAAATGTCAAATACAGTTATGGCTGAAGAAATGCAGCCTCAAAAAAAAGTAGCATTCGCAAATCGTAAGTACACAAACGAAGAACGCTTGCAAAAAGAAGAAGAAGAACTTGAACAGTTAATAGCTGAACAAAGGGGTGAAGCAGAAGGGTCTAAAGAACCACAAGAAGCTGAACCAACAAATGCTGAAGAACGTAGCTTTAAAAAACGTTATGGTGATTTACGTAGACACCAACAGCAAAAAGAAAAAGAATATGAAGATCGTGTTAGTGCACTTGAGCAACAACTTAAACAAGCAACTAAACAAGAAATCAAACTCCCTAAGTCGGACGATGATATTGAAGCTTGGGCAAAACGGTATCCAGATGTAGCTGCTATTGTTGAAACGATTGCAATTAAAAAAGCAAAAGAACAATCTGCAGAATTAGAGGATCGTGTAAAAGTTGTAGATGAAATGCGGGAAACTGCAGCACGTGAAAAAGCTGAAGCAGAACTCCTTCGCTTGCACCCAGACTTTAATGACATTCGTGATAGTGATGATTTTCATGAGTGGGCAGACGAGCAACCTAAATGGGTACAAGATGCATTGTATGAAAATGACAATGACGCACGTTCAGCTGCTCGTGCAATTGATCTTTATAAAGGTGATCGTGGCATTAAGAAAACTAAAGCTACATCAAAAGATGCTGCACGTTCTGTGGGTACACGGAACCAACGCAGTAAACCTCAAACAGATGGCACGGGAAATGCCATAAGAGAGTCTGAGGTACAAAAGATGTCACCACAAGAATATGAACGTAATGCAGATGTAATTATGGAATCTATTCGTGCTGGTAACTTTATTTACGATTTATCTGGTTCTGCTAGGTAAAAAGTATTGACAATGTAGTTATTTATGTTATAACTATATGTACAATGAGTAGTACAGCCCCAGATATGGACACCTGTACTACTTATATTCCCCACGCAAACAACAGTCCTTACGGATTACCTAATACGTATGGCCCATATGACATAAAGATCATGACTGATCATTGTGATTTTTAAATCATATGCACCCATAAACGATTAGCCTCCTATATAAGTATCTGTGTGTTTAGCATCTGTTTTGCTAAAGGAGACGAATGTTATGGCATTCCCAACGGCATCTGGTTACGGCAATTTACCTAATGGTAATTTTAGTCCAGTAATCTATTCCAAACAGGTGCAACTTGCATTCCGCAAGGCATCTGTTGTTGAAGCAATCACAAACTCTGATTATTTTGGAGAGATTGCTAACATGGGTGACTCAGTTAAAATTATTAAAGAACCTGAGATCACCGTAAAACAATACGACCGTGGTACACAAATCACACCACAAGACTTAGATGACGAGGATTTCTCGTTAACCATTGATAAAGCTAACTATTTTGCTTTTAAAGTGGATGATATTGAGGAGGCTCATAGCCACGTCAATTTCCAAAGTCTTGCAAGTGATCGTGCTGCATATCGTTTGGCTGACCAAATGGACCAAGAAGTTCTTGGCTATCTGTCTGGTTTTTCTCAAGCTGCACTTCATGCAAATGCAAGCGCAGTTAATACATCTGTAAACGGTACAAAAGCTATTGCTACCGCTTCTGATGGTGCTAACTTGGTTGGTGCAGAACTATTGGCATCTATGTCACTAGACGCATCCGACTTTACAAACACATCAGGAACTGCAGGTGCCGCCAATAACTCTATTGGTATTGAGCCTCGTGCAGGTGGTGCTACTGCTGCAAAGTCTGGTACTGCAGGTAATGCATTCCCATTGCAGATTCTTGCACGTATGTCTCGTTTGATGGACCAACAGAATGTTGATACACAAGGTCGTTGGATCGTTGTGGACCCAGTATTCATGGAAGTCTTGAAAGATGAAGACTCACGTTTGTTGAATGCTGACTTCGGTGGTTCTGGTTTGCAGAATGGTTTGGCGGTAAGTAACCTTCATGGTTTCCGTGTTTACACTTCAAACAACCTACCATCACTTGGTACAGGTTCTTCAACAGTTGGTGGAGTTAACTCAACTAACTTTGGTGTCATTGTCGCAGGACATGATTCAGCCGTTGCAACTGCAGAGCAGATCAACAAAACTGAAACATATCGTGACCCTGACTCATTTGCAGATATTGTCCGTGGTATGCACCTATATGGTCGCAAGATTCTTCGTCCTGAAGCAATCGTTACCGCAGCATATAACTTGGCGTAAGGGGGGATTACATTATGGGTAAAGCTACTTCTTTATTGTCAAAAGCATATATGGTTGAGAAGGAAATTGAACTTCCAACAGCATCAGGTAGAGTCGCAGGACCAACTGTAGGAGCAGGTACGCTTGTTATTGCAGCTGGTGTTGAACTGATTGATGCAGTTGACGATGTAACTTCTTACACTGTTGCTGTTGCTGATGACACTACAACCTTTATGGCAGCTACATCTGTAGATGCAGCTACTGCAGGTACATTTGTGTATGGGACTCAGACGCAAGCGGTTGTTGCTGCATCAGATACAATTGATGCTGTTGCTGCTATTTCTGGTTCGCCTGCAGCATCTACTGCACGTGTATGGGCAATTGTTGTTGACGTTAACGAGGCAACTCGTGGCGCAGCAGAAGTTGACCGTGATACACTAGCATAACTAAAGCAAATTAAGGGGCTGCTTTTACAGTGGCCCCTTTATGCTCATTTTTAAAAGGACTCCAATAATGGCTATCACAACAGCAATGTGTACGAGCTTTAAATCAGAACTTTTGGGTGGTACTCATGATTTGGATACCGACTCAATTAAGCTTGCACTAATTAAAGCTTCACCTACAGGTACATATGGTGCAGCAACTACTAACTATTCTGACGTAACAGGTAACTCTGATGAAGCTACTGGTACTGGCTATACAGCTGGTGGACAGGTACTTGACAATGTTACTATCACAGTAGATGGCACAACAGCTATTGTAGACATTGACGATGAAGTATTTACTTCCTCAACTATTTCTGCAGACGGTTGTATCATTTATAATGCAGGTGCTTCTAATGCAGCAATCGCAGTGATTGACTTTGGTGGTACTAAAACTTCTACAAATGGTGACTACACTATTCAGTTCCCTGCTGCAGATGCATCAAACGCTATCATTCGTATCGCTTAATAGGAGCATAGACTATGGCTCTAGTAATTAAAGACAGAGTAAAACAAACAAGTACCACTACAGGTACGGGTACACTTACCCTCAATGGTACAGTGGATGGCTTTCAGACTTTTGCTGCTGCTTTGTCTGATGGCGATACTACGTACTATGCCTTACTAGAGCCTAGCACTAATGAATGGGAAGTCGGGCTAGGTACATGGACAGAAGGTTCATCGCTCCTAGCTCGTACTACCGTATTAGCAAGTTCTAACTCAGGAAGTGCCGTTAGTCTTACAGCACAGTCTGAGGTTTTCATTACACAGCCTGCTACTAAAGCTGCATTCTTTAATGCTGCAGGTGATCTTGAGCTTAATCGTGACCCTCAGAGTGCATTACACGCAGCTACAAAGCAGTACGTTGACACTATCGCTGCTGCAGGTATTCACTATCATGATCCAGTACGTGTAGAATCACCAACTAACCTAAACGCTACGTATGACAATGGTACATCTGGCGTAGGTGCTACACTTACTAATGCAGGTACACAAGCAGCTATTACTATTGATGGCGTAGCTCTTAGCTCTGCAGATCGTGTACTTATTTATAACCAAACTAATGCTGCACACAATGGTATTTATACTGTTACTACTGTAGGTGATGGCTCTACTAACTGGGTACTTACTCGTTCTACAGATGCTGACTCTTATGGTGTATCAGACCCTAATGCGTTTGGTGAAGGTGACGCATTCTTCGTTAAAGAAGGTGACACAGGTGCAGGTGAACTCTATGTGATGAACACAAGTGGTACGATTACATTCGGTACTACTAACATTACTTTCTCTGTAATCGCTGAGACTGCTGTATACAGTGCAGGTAACGGTGTAACACTCACAGGTACTACATTCTCTGCTGATGCAGGTACAGGCGTTACTGTAGATGGCTCTGGCATTAACATTGGTCAGGCTGTAGAAACAAACTCTGATGTAACATTTAACACAGTTGCTGCTGATCTTACAGGTAGCGTAACAGGTAATGTCACTGGTAATGTGACAGGTAACGCTGGTACAGCTACAGCACTGCAGACAGCACGTAACATTGGTGGTGTATCATTTGATGGTACAGCAAGTATTAACCTTCCCGGTGTTAACACTGCAGGTAACCAAGATACAACAGGCAATGCAGCTACTGCAACTGCTTGGGAAACAGGACGTACTATTAGTTTGACAGGTGATGTCACTGGTAGCGTTACAGGTGTAGATGGTACAGGTAATGCTTCTATTGCAACTACTATTGCTGCTAACTCCGTAGCACTAGGTACTGACACTACAGGTAACTATGTTCAGCAAGGTGCAACATCAGGAAATGGTATTAGCGGCAGTGTTAATACTGAAGGTGGTACATTTACTGTCGCATCAAATGCAACAAACGCAAATACTGGAAGTACTATTGTATTCCGTGATGCATCAGGTAACTTTAGTGCAGGTACTATTACTGCTG